TCGAAAAGGGTGCTTTCGCCAGCTACAACAAGACGGTCGACCCATTCGAAATCCGCATGACGATGGTCTGCGCCGGCCTGAACTATGCGCAAAGAGCGATCAGTGCGCTGGGTCTGAACCTCGGCCAGGCGTACATGCAAAAGGCCGACTTCATCCAGCAGCTGGACAAGATGCTCGACACCACCGACCTGTTCACGATAGTGACGCCGGACAAGGCCTACGAAAGCGCGAACCTAGAGCACTACGACTACAGGCGCGAGGCAACGAATGGCGCCACGATGCTGGTCGTCGAGGCCTGGTTCCGCGAGGTCCGCGTCACCGCTTCAGCCGCCTACACGAACAGCAACTCTCCGAGCGCCGCCGATCCAGTTAGTGCCGGCGGGGTTAAGACCTTCGCCTATGGTTCGAACCCGGCCGCAGCACTGCAAGGGGTTCTGTGATGCTGATCATTCCGTTACAGGCGTTGCCATCGCAGACCTTGAGCGTGGCTGTCGGCCCGCAGGACTGCAGCATCGCGGTGTACCAGAAGTCGACAGGCTTGTTCCTAGACCTGTCGGCGGGCGGCACGCCGCGCGTCCAGGGCGTGCTGTGCCACGACCGGGTTTTGCTGGTGCGGCAGGCTTACCTTGGATTCATCGGCGACCTGTGCTTCATCGACACGCAGGGTAAGACCGATCCGGTTTATGCCGGATTAGGTTCGCGCTACCTGCTGGCCTACCTCTCGCCCAGTGACGTGGCGGGGCTGTCGTGACATTCATAGAACGGAAGATCGACATCACCTTCGAGCTGGCCAACGAACAGTTCGGGGCGGGCGGAAACATCGTGACGGTGTCCGGACTGAGGTGCACGGCGACGATCGACAATATCAACGGGATCGAGGCTGGGTCGCTGCAACTGCGCGTGTTCGGCATGTTGCAGGAGGATATGGCCAAATGCGTCACCCTTGGGAAGCGATTCATGGTGGGCCGCAGGAACATCGTGACCGTGGTCGCAGGGGATGACAGAAGCGGCATGAGTCAGGTATTCAAAGGCACGATCTATCAAGGTTGGATCGACTACAGTGGCATGCCCGAGGTTTCACTGAACATCTCGGCTAACGCCTATTACTACGAAAATTTGGCGCCCACCGATCCGAACAGTTACAAAGGCGCGGCGGACGTGGCGTCCGTCATATCAGCCATTGCGAAATCCATTGGCTTCACCTTCCGCAACAACGGCGTTACCGCGCAAATCGCTAGTCCGTATCTTCCAGGCACAGCAATCGCGCAGATAAAAGACATCGCCCAAGCCGCCGGCATTGCTTGCGCGATCGAGAATGGTGAGGTGGCCATTTGGCCGAATGATGGAGTGCGTGACGATCAGGTTGTCGAGGTTTCCACTGAAACCGGAATGGTTGGTTATCCCCAGTATTCGCAATACGGCATCGACGTGGTCACAGCATTCAACCCAACCATCAAGAACGGCAGGAAGGTTCGGGTAAAGACGGACCTCCCGCAGGGCTCGGGTGACTGGTATTGCCAGGTCGTGCGTCACGATCTGTCGGCGCAGATGCCGGACGGTCCATGGTTCTCGACTGCACAGCTGACCGAGGAGGGTCTGTATGTCTTCCAGCACTGAAGACAACCCAGGCACTGCGCGGCCGAGTGATGCGGCTGGCGAATACAGCGCACTGGCGTACATCTTCCGGCAGCTTCAGGCGGGGGTTCGCACGGCAACGCTTGTGCAGGTGAAGGCGGTGACGAATACGGGTGGTGTCACAGCCGTGGGCAAGGTTGACGTAACCCCGATGGTTCACCAAGTCGACGGAAACGGCGCCATTGTTCCGCATGGTGTCGTTCACGACTTGCCATATTTCAGGCTGCAGGGCGGCACGAACGCGGTGATCCTTGACCCACAAGTCGGTGACATCGGCTTGGCGGTGTTCGCGGATCGCGACACCAGCTCAGTGGTCGCAACGAAGGCGCCGGCCGCGCCAGGGTCGGCGCGCAGGAATAACTTCGCCGATGGCTTCTACATCGGCGGCCTACTCAACGGCACGCCGGTCCAGTTCGTGCAGTTCACGGCCGACGGGATCACGGTGAAGTCGCCCACCTTGGTCACCATCGACGCGCCGAAAACCAAGACGACGCAGGATCTGGAGGTGGGAGGCAACCTCAAGGTGGATGGCTCTACGGCCGTGCAGGCCATTACCGCGCACGGCGTGAGCATCGACGAGCAGCACACACATGGCGGCGTACAGAGCGGTGGATCACAGACGGCGGTGGTTACGCCTTAGGCGCAAGGCACACGCTCTTTGCAACTGCGGCCAGCACCGAGCCAGTTTCAATATCGATCGCAATTGGCATCCCGCTAGAACCGCTCATTTGAGGATCGATCCTGGCGCGACCACTGGGTTCGACAATGAGGTCGATGTCGTCCTCATGCATGAAGTGCGACGGGATCGAAGTGTTCCTTCCGCAGGGAAGAGTGCCAATGTCGATGTGTAGCTTCTCTGATCCAGAAGCCAGCTTCGTCATGGTCCTTATGGCGACTCGGGCTCCCGACTGATCGTAGAGGACGTTTTCCGAGTTAAAGGCGTACGTGTCGGCGCCAGATGTGGCGATTTTTTCCCAGTGCTGGCTGAGAAGGGATTGCAGTCCGCCGTCGTGCGTTTGCGCCACAGCGTGGCCGGTAGCAAATAGAGCAAGGCTGATGATCCAAGTTTTCATATGCACTCCCTTGTTCACTAGAGAATTATGTAGTCTGCGGTCGCGGCGACCAGAGCATAGAACAATGGCATAAGGATGCCAGTTTAGAGCGCTCTCTTGGCCTCGCTTAGCGCTTTTTTCACCGCCTCGAAATTGCTCGGGTCATACGTGTATACGTGAAGAGAATTGATCTCTAGAGATAAGGGTTCATTACCAGAAACAGCATTCAAAAGGTATTGCTTGCCCTCGGGTGTCGTTGGTTGATCGATTTCGCTTCCGTTGATGCAGATCTGATGCATCCGGATGAATCGTCCATTGATTTTGAAAGGGGATGTTTCTCCATGGTCAGAAGTCTCACCTTCGGAACACATCGACACGACGTTATCAATGTTCAAGGTGCTCACGATGAGTTGGCCCGTGTTCGAGTCGTTATTCACCAAGAGCATGACATCCGTCTTTCCGGAAGGTGGTAGCACGTAAGAATTGCTACTCATTGGAAGCCACGGAAGTGTCGGTACTGCTGCAAGACAGTATCCGGGAATCATCAAGAAGCAAATTGCCGACAGCACGCGAAGATTTTTCATACATCCCCCAACCCGCCATCGAGCGGGTTTTTTGTTGACCAACGGAACCCCGAATGGCCAAGACACTACCACTGAGCCGCTCCGTCTGGGATCTGGTGCTGGACCCGGCCGGCAATCTGGTTCTGACCGATTCAGACAATTCGATCGCCCAGGACGTGGCCAGCGCCATCCGCACCTTCCTCGGTGAGTGCTGGTACGACACCAGCCTGGGCCTGCCGTACTGGCAGTCGATCCTCGGCCAGCGTCCGCCCTCGTCCCTGGTGATCGCGAAGATCCGTCAGGCCGCCTTCTCGGTCGCCGAGGTGGCTAGCGCCACCGTCACCGCCCTGCGCCTGGTCGACCGGCAACTGACCGGCACGGTAATCGTCACCGCCACCTTCAACCCGCAACCCGTCACGGTGACCTTCTGATGACCACGAACGTTCCGCCGATCGTCTTCGCGCCGACCGGGATCACGCTGCCGGACGAATCGGCAATTCTTGCCGGCGAGCTGGCCGACATGAACACGGCTTTCGGGGGAGGCATGAGCACGTCGCTCAGCTCGCCCCAGGGTCAGCTGGCCCAGAGCATGGCGGCGATCATCGGCGACAAGAACAACCAGATCGCGTTGATCGTGAACCAGGTCAATCCGGATACTGCCGAGGGGCGCTTTCAGGATGCCATCGGCCGCATCTACTTCATCGATCGCGTCGCCGCATCTGGCACGCTGGTCACCGGCACGTGCATGGGTCTGGTCGGCACTGTGATACCGGCTGGCTCCGTCGCGCAGGACACCGCCGGTTTCCAGTACGCCTCGATCGCCGACGCCACGATCCCGGCCGGCGGCACCATCGACGTGGACTTCCAGTGCCTGACCACCGGACCCATCGGTTGTCCGGCCGGATCGCTCAGTACGATCTACCGCGCCGTGACGGGCTGGGATTCGGTGGTCAACGCCGCCGCCGGCACACCAGGCGTGAACGTCGAGAGCCGCTCCGACTTCGAGTTCCGCCGCCGCAACTCGGTGGCCGCCAACGCCGTCAACTCGATCCAGGCGGTCTATGCCGCGGTGCTGGCCGTGCCAAACGTGCTGGATGCGTATGCGATCGACAACTCGACCAACGGCACGGTCAACACTGGCCCGACGAACTACCCGGTGATCGCCAACTCGATCTATGTCGCGGTGGTCGGCGGTGACCCAGCGGCGATCGCGCAGGCGATCTGGGGCAAGAAGTCCCTCGGTGCGCCGTACAACGGCAACACCACGCACACGATCACCGACACCACCGGTGGCGTGACGCCGTACCCGACGTACGACGTAACGTGGGAAACGCCGGCGGCGTTGCCGGTGTACTTCGCGGTCAGCATCACGAACAGCCCCGCGCTGCCGTCGAACATCACCGCACTGATCAAGCAAGCGATCGAGGATGCCTTCAACGGGGTCGACGGCGGCTCGCGTGCCCGTATCGGATCCACGCTGGTCTCCGGTCGCTACTACTCCGGCGTCAACGCCACGGACAGCAATGTCGAGATCCTGTCGATCTTCCTCGGTGCCGCGGCATCGCCCACGGGAACCTCGCTAGCCGTCGGCATCGACCAGCGCCCCACGCTCGACCCGGCGAACATCACCGTGACGCTGGTCTGACGCCATGCAGAACTATCGCGACACGCTGCTCTCGCAGTACGCCAATAGCCCGGTGATCACATCGCTGATCGAGGATTTCAACGAGTGGCTCGACCCCTCGACCGACTTCGACAACTTCTTCGACTTCGTGTGGAACGTCCAGACGGCCCAGGGCTTCGGCCTCGACATCTGGGGACGCATCGTCAACATCCCCCGGCAGATCACCATCGCACCATTGCCGCTGTACCTGGGATTTGAAGAGGCGCAGCCCGGTTCGTACCCGTTCGATCAGGAGCCGTTCTACAACGGCGTGCCGAGCTCCAGTGTCTACCTGCTCAGCGACGACGCCTATCGCGTGCTGATCATGACGAAGGCGCTGGCCAACATTTCCAGCTTCACCGCGCCCAGCGTGAACGCCTTGCTGCGCTACCTCTTCGCTGGCCGCGGCAGCTGCTACGTGCTGGAACTCAGCCCGATGCAGATCGAGTACGTCTTCAACTTCGCCCTTCAGTCCTGGGAGGCGGCCGTGCTGCTGCAGGCCTCCCTGATGCCGCGCCCCGCCGGCGTGGGCGTGACGATCACCGTCAACCCGTAACAGGAATCCCCATGGATCTGACCAACATCCCGACGCTCGTCGCGGTGCCGTTCGCCTCTGGCGCCGGTGCCGGCTACCGCAACACCATTCCTGTCGCGTCGCAGATCCCGGTGACGCCCGGTGCCGCGTCCTTCACGGATGGCTTTCCGCCAGTCACGTTCCAGCCCATCGCCTCCGGGGGCGTTCCGCCTTACGGCGCCGACGTCAACGGCATCCTGTACGCATTGAGTAACATGGCTCGGTGGGACCAGGCCGGCGGCCGGTACTACTACGATGCGACCTTCTCGACGGCGGTCACGGGCTACCCGAAAGGGGCGACGCTGAACCGCACCGACAACCTCGGCGCCTGGCTCAACACGGTCGACAACAACACCACCGACCCGAACTCGACCAGTTCGGCCGGCTGGGTGCCGGTGCGGGCCAACGCTGTGGCCGTCAGCATTGCCGTTG